ACAACGGTAACGTCCATTGGCGTCAGTGTGTCGGCTGGCGGTGTCACGCCTTCCTGCGCGAGATGCGCGTTGGCGTCGACCACCCACCGATTGATGGTGTTGTTATTGGTGGTCGTCGCGCCATACGGCAGCCAGCGCCGGGCGACGTAGGTATCGCTGTTGTTGGGCGGAACTTTCTTCTGCGCCCCGGTAATGCCCAAGACCTCCACCGGGATCGCGTGCTTGATCGTCTCGGCCTTGAATTTGCCGAGCCGGGCAGGCGTCAGTTGAAGATTTTGCAATGACATAGGGTTTATCTCCTAAAATAAAAAAGGCACCGTGTGGCGCCATTTTCGGGTGGGTTTGATGATGACTCAGGCCGTGTTGAATGCATCTTCCTCAGTCATCACCTGCTTCTTTGAAGATCCCGGCCCGCCCGCTGGCTGGATGTTGGATTCCAGTCGGCGACTCTTGGAAGATTCGGCCTGCTTGCGCTGGGCCTCTGCCTCTGCCTTGGACTTCTGCTTTGCCAGATACTCATCGAATTTCTTGAGTTTCTTGACGAAGGCCCTGGCTGACGAGATGGTCATCACCTCCATCGCCTCATCCTTCGGCAACGTGCCCAGCCATTGGCCGAACTCGTTGCTGTTCATTTTTACATCCCAGTCTTCATCGAGCACGGACATCAGTTCCTTCTGCATGGCGTACTGCATTGCATCGTACTGTACTTGTGCTTTTTTGCTGACTTCGCCCAGGACGCTATCGCTTACCTGGCGTAAAGCGGCGGCCTGTTCTTCCTCGCTCAGCGCACCGGCGCCGGCGAAGACTTCGCCAAGATCTGCGGCCAGGGCTTCGGCGATTTCATCACCGTAGACCTCGCCAAGTTTCTTGAATGAATCCTTTGTAAACTTCTTTTTGGCGGTGACGAGTTTGCTGTTGACCTCACCCAATTTGCCGTAGATCTTCTGAAATTCTTGCTTGATGGCGGCCTCGATGCTGCCCAGCCGCTGCGCTTCTTTTAACACCGTTTTGACTTCGTCGTCGCTCATGCCGGCGACAAGCGCGATGGCAGTGGCCTTGTCTTTATCGTCGACGGTGCTAGTGGCTTTGCCGCCTGCAGTTGTTGCGGCGCCGTCATCAGTGGTGGTGGTGGCAGCCGTGGCGTCCGTAGACGCGGCGGCATCTGTGGCAGCGGCGGCGGTTACACCGCTGGTTTTGGTATCGGCCCCGGTGTCGCCGGCGTCGAAAGCCTCGGCTTCCTGGGTATCGGATTTCTGTTGTTCCGCCTTTAACTTCTGGTCTTCGTTGACTACGGCGGTTGACGTATCATTGCTGGCTTGCGGTGCGGCTTCAATCATGGTTGATCTCCAAATAAAAATGGCGACAATGGCGCCCTTGGGGTTAGTGCGAAACTGCGGGTTTACGGTTTAATCGATCATCTTCGGTTGTTTGGCGAAGGCGAGAATGTATTTCAGTTCTGAGATCCGGCCGCGGACGATGGCCGTCTGTATCTCATTTTTGTTGAGGTCGTCGTTATCAACGTGGCACTTGGCGATGCGCTCGCGCAGAATTCCTTCCAGCTTCTTCCACAGCGGCGAGTCGACCTCATGTTTCTCAAGCTGCATGGCTTATCCCCTGCGGCACGCCAGCGCGCTGAGATGCGGCCAGAGAATCCTGCACGGCCTTTCTCAACTTCAACAACTCCACATCCTTGCTGCTCTGGATGTTCATGCCCTCCAACTGCTTGTCCATCGTCTTCAACAGATATTGAAGCTGGCGGCTTTGGTCGTTCTGGTTGGCTTGGAAGGCCATACGACGTTCTTCCGCATCGGTGCGCAGCTGCTCAATCTGTAGCCGCGGGTCCTGCTGCGGAGGCCCGTTTTTCGGGTCGTCATTGGCGTCGTATTGAAAACGTTCGGGGTTGTAATGTTTGCTGCGCATGAACTCGGCAGCCCATTTACGGGGATCGATGCCATAGATCGGATTCTGCGACATCTGGCCGAGTTGCAGCATCTCCTGATTCTGCTGGTCGCGTTCAAACAGCACGCTGGCGCCCTTGGCGACTATTTGCATGTCGCCCTTTTCGTCGTCATCCTCGCCGTACTGCATAATCCAGTCGTAATAACGTGTTACGTGCGGGATGATGATGCTCTCGTCGAACTGCATCGCCAGCCGCCGCAGCACGCCGCTGGCGTTGTTCTGCAGCATCGTCATGCCGCCGACGGTATCCGGTGCCATGCCAATCTGGCCCTGTAGCAACATGGGCAGATTTGTGACCTGCTCGGCCATCTTGAGGGCGAATGTTATGATCACCATCAATTCCTGCACGTGCATTTCTATGTTGTACGTGCGGAAGGCGTGATCGACTTCCTGAATATCGGCGTCCTCCTTGACAATCCACACCTTGCGCGGCGTCAGCACATGAGAGCCGTTGACGGGTTCTATGCCCTTCTCCCACACCACCACCTGCGGGCCAGAAGCCATGGCGGCGTTGTCGGCCATGTTGCGGCTGGCGGCCTTGAGCAGACGTTGCGGTGTGTCGATCTGCCTGGCAATACCTATCCCCCACGGTAGGCCGATCCGCTTCTGCCACACCATTATGTCGTACGGGAATTCGCCGGTGTCCAGCACGTTGATGCTGGCGCGAATAACTGTATCGTTGACCATCGTCACCATGACATCGAAGGCGTCGCCGTCCTTGCACTCGCAGCCGGCGGCCATCATGTCGTCCTTGCCAGCCTCACCGTAGTAATACCAAATCTCAAAACGCTTGTCAGTAGTGTTGCCGCTATAATATGGCCGGCGCCGGTCGTCCTTGTCGTAATTCGTCGGGATTTTGTGCGTCGGCCCCTCGGCCAATACTTTGTCGATCTGATCGTCGAGATAACCAGGCAGTCCCTTGAGCGCCTTAAGCTTCTTCCTGGTGACACGGTCACGTTCCCAGGTAAAGGCGCCATCGTGGATGCACTCGCCGCAGTCTGGATCCGGAAAGAAATCCCAGTAATCAATGCGCCGACTGGCCGGGCAGATCTTGTCCTCGATGACGAGTACGCCCGTGCCGTTATTGACCGTCCACTTCGCCGCTCGGCGATGCATGGGCACCGGGCCCTTGATGATGCCGTTGCCGACGCGGGCGGCGTCCTCGATGACGGCGCGGATGTGCTGTCCCCACTTCGTCTCCTTGAACCAGTCATCGATACGCAGTTCAGCCTTCTCCGCCTTCTTGGCGGCGATGTCCAACGCGGCCTTCGCTGCGATGGCCTTGAGCGTGTCCTGAGTATTGGCGTCCAACAACGACGCCGTGCTCTGACCGCCAGCAGGCGGAACGGCGGCCTGCACGGATGCCGTACCGGCATCGGTCGCGGGTTCAGAGAGTGGCGCTGGCTCTGGTGACATCATCGGTGGTTCGCCGCCACCGGCTGCCATATCATTTGCCAATGGCGGAGCACCACCACTGGGTTGCTCATTACCATCCGGGGCGGCCTCTATGGGTGCAGCCTGCCCGCCTGGCGTTGCTGCTGCGGTAAGAGGTGCGGAGGCGCCAGCATCACCGCCAATATTCAGCGCGGGGAGTTTCGATGCCATATCCTCCAATTCCGGGATCGGTGTCGGCTCGACGGCAAACGCGCGGTCGCCGGAGATCGGCAGCATCATATCGGCGATGCGCGCGGCGGCGGCGTCGCAATATGGCCGCGTGATGTTGAGGAACATCGTGCTTCGCGGATCAACCTGATTTTTCTCCCTCGTCACCGGCGTCAACGACTTGTTGCGTAGCTGCCAGTCGAGACGATTGGCATCATCGATTCCCTCGATGGCATCCTCATCGTCTAACCAATCATCTTCAACGCCACTCAAATAACGGCCGTCAATCGCTTCCTGCCGTTTTTTCGAGAGTGATGCGCCGAACGCATTCAACAATTGCTTGGCGGCCTCTTGTTCCTGGTTATTGTCGACGCCGTCGGGATTGTCGAACGCCTTTGCCTCGGCGATGGCGGCTGCCGAGATCGTCGTATCATCCAGAGGATTCGGGGGCGATATCGGCGCTGCTGTGCCGGTGGTAATTGGAGGAGCCAAGCTAAAAACTCACGAATTTATTGCGGGTTCTTGCCATCACCGCCAGCATCGCCAGCATCGCCAGCATCGCTGGCATCGCTGGCATCGCCAGCATCGCCAGCATCGCTGGCATCGCCAGCATCGCCAGCATCGCCAGCATCGCCAGCATCGCTGGCATCGCTGGCATCGCTGGCATCGCTGGC